ATATATTCGTAACCTATCATTTTCTTTGCTTCCTCTGCCAGGACATCGTTTGTTAACTCGCACTCATACAATTCATCAAATATGTATATAATTTTACGTTTCTTATCATAGTGGGTTCGAATTATTGCAGCAGGGTCGGATGAAAATCCAAAGTCAAGACCATTTTTAAAGTTATCAAACTGTTTTATCTCGTCTGTTAAATCCCTAGTTTCCCAGTTCTTGAATATTACTGCTCCAAGGATTCCCCAGTTTCCAAGCGTATACACTTCATAATAGTATTTATCCGTTTCGTTTTCTAATGCTGAAATATCGTCAGTTGTTAGGAATTTATTATCCTTGTAAGTAGTTTTTAGTATACTTAAATCGTCACCTCTGAATAACTGCTTACTATCATCCCAGCCACCAAAATACTCTTGATATATCCAGTGAGTTTTTAAGATTGGATTGAAGCTTAGTATTAAACGTTTCTTAAATTTACTATAACCCCTTAGACGTTTCTGTAATTGCTTGATAGCCATATATTCTGTTTCGGTTGATTCTTCTACCCATATGTCAGTGATTACGCCATCAATAGGGGTGACGGACTTGATTTTTTCTGGGTCATCTAACCCACTGAATAGTATCTGCTTATTGTTTGTCGTGCAAGTAATGACCATATCTGATTTATTTACTTTAAAGTACTTAGTAAGCTTCAAAAACGATATAGCCTTGGTTATCTCGTTAAACACAGACTTTTTTATAGTATTTCCAGTGTTACGACAGATTAAATAATTATGTCCTTTTACAACGTCTAAGACGGTCCTTTGCGCAAGAAAATAAGATTTACCAGACGACGAGCCACCAAAAAACAGCTGTGTCCTGGTTTCATCGTTGATAAATTGCTTATAAATATCGTTGAATATTTTTGAACTTATGTTTAGTTTTATTTTCTGCATAATAAAACCCTCCTAGTGTTATTATACCACACTAGGAGGGTTAATACTATTTATTTAATTGACTTAAGATATTTCCTTGTAGGGAAATCATTTCCCCAAGACTGTGCTATTGTTGCAACTACTTCGCTTTTTGAAGTCAAATTTGTTCTTTCGAAGTTGTCAACTAAGTCTTGATTTGAAAGTTCAGCGTCAAGAATTTCAAATGTTTCTTCTGTAAGCTCTAACCCGAACTCTTTCATTTTGTGTGCTTCTTGTAATAATGTTGCTTGAATTTCCTTCATTTTCTCAATTGAATTTTTCATATATTTAACCCTCCATATAGTTTGCCACGTCTCCCTTACCTTCTATATATAGTATATCATAAATTAACCCATGTTGTCAAACTTGACACAACAAAATATCACACTAAACCTATTGAGCGACAACGCTTATATAATTTAGTGCAATATTTACAAAAATTAGGTTTATATTTTGTTTAATTTGTTCATACACCATTGAGCCTTTTTATAATCTTCAATCTCAGCGTTTTTATGTTTTGAGCGTGATAAATATTTTATAATGTTGCCCTTTAAAAATCCTTTGTACTCCTCAGGTGTTAGTTTGGCTTTCAAGTAGTCTATTGTTTCAACTCCTCCTGCTGTGTAGTGTTTTGGGTTGTTTATGTTGTCGCTTGCATTCACCAACTCTAAAAACGACTCTGAAACATGAAAACCTTCTTCCGTTATATAATCAGCTTCAGACGAACCAAAAGACAAAACGTTAACAATTGTAAACTCATCGCCAACTCTGATATTGTCGTTGCAGGCTTGTAAGTTATAAACTTCTTTGTGATTAAGCCTATCTAAGCAAACATCTTTTACAACTCTAACTCTATCACCTATTTTAAATTTACCCATAAATACTATTCCTCCTCCACAATATTAATATCAATTTCCACCGCCCCACTGTGCTGCACCTTGTCAAGAAATGCTCCATTGGTTTTAGCAATGTATTCCGATGCTTTCAATCTGTCTTTGTGCTCTGCCTCATGGTTCCTAACTAGATTAGACCAGTATTCCCTAATCTCATTCATATCTGCAATTCTCTCGTTGTGCATCTTTTCGTTGACGCTCTCTATATACGCCTTAACCTTAGGAACTCTAAGTAGCTTGTTAGCTGACGCCGCTGCCGATTGCTCATTAGTAGTGTCATAAACCTTTAAATATGATTGTGTCGCATTACCTGTTTTAATATATTCATCTGCAAACTCCTTTTGTTTCGGTTTCATATTAAGCACCTACCTTTCTTAGTATAATTATACCATAAAATACTAGAAAAGGCTAAAAATTAACTAAAATTGCACATAAATTACTTAAATTTGCATATAAAAGACAAGTATTTACTACACAGATCAAGAAAGGACCTGGGATATCTGCACCGTCTTGAGTGGCAATCGCATAAAAGAAAAACGCTAAAAGTGATAAAAACTGTAAAACCGTAACCGTAACGATAAATAATAGTAATAAAATAATAGTCATAATTTACACCTCCGTATTGTTATTTCGGCCGAACGATAAATTATTTCGGCCGAACGATAAATTATTTCGACCAATCTTTTTCCGATTTCATGTATTCGTCATTGCGTTTTATTTGCTCATTGGTGTCGCTTGAAATCTTATCCACTGTTAAGGTTAATTGTCCAGTAATTTCTTGCAATTTTTTGCGATTAATTTCTAGCTGCTGATATAAGTTTTCTAAATCCATAATCAATCTCCTTTTTTTATAGACAATAAGTTTTCTTTCAATAAATAAGCTTTCGCTCTTTCCTCTATTTCATTACACATGCTTAGATAACCTTCTTTGCAAAAATCTTTATAAATTTCAAAAACAAATTCAGTTTCAGCAGATAAATTGTAAGGCTTTCTTTTTTTGTTTTTTTAGTGTTTGCTTTTAAAAAATCATTATAAGCAAGCTCCTCGACTTTTTTATAAAGTTTAAATTTAATATTTTCATAATTTTTTAAATCCATAATCAATCCCCTTTCAGCTTTGGTTTAAATATCGGGTCAGGCTCTTCACTGAGCCTTTTCAATATGGTTTCTATGTCGTCACGTTCGTTTTGTCGTTTAAGTGACTCCTGGACTTTCTCTTGATGTTCCTTAGATGTGATTTTTTTGATTAGCTCTGGATAGTTAGTCAAATCAATCACTCCTTACATATTTGCCACATTTCCCTTACCTTCTATATATAGTATATCACACATTAACCCGTGTTGTCAAGTTTGACAAGAAAAAATATTGCACTCAATCCCTACAGTTTGACGGCTTTCGGGATTTTGTGCAATATTTACAATTTTTAGAGGTGTTTTTTGGTTCATTTTACTGAGATTATGCGTCTCAGTCATTCTGCTAAATAAATTTTAACTGTGTTTTTTAAAAAATCTGGTTTGTCTGCTATACAATATTTCGTTCTGTTTAGTTTGTTTCGTGTGGATTTTAGTATCATGTTGTCGTTTTTTATTTTGTTTTTTAGCTTTGCTTTGTAAATACTAGATTTAATGCTTTTGAAAAATGTACTATATAAGGCAATTGATATAGTAAAGTAAAGTTTATTTCCGTCAGTTAAGATTTCGGCATTTTTAAATGTTTTTTTGTTTTCTATGATTAAATCTAGTAATAATTTCACAATTTATTCCTCCAGTATTAAAAACAAAGTTTTTGGTTCTGTTTGATGCGTCCTAAGTAGTTTTAATTTTTGTCCTGCATATTCGTAAACCCTGTGTGCGAGTTTAGTAGCTGCGTTTCTTACTTCATCGTCGTCTAACCAAATTTGTTTCATAAACATCATACTCCTTCTTTATTTCGGCGAAATTTTAAATCCTAGACCTTTCCACGGAAAAACGCTGCTGTTAATTAGTGATTGTGCCTCAGTTGGAGTATTAAATATTGTCGCTTCTTCAATGTTTTTTGTAGTGTTAAAACTGTATCTTCCCTCGTATCGCTCGTATATAACATAAAACGTTCCTTTACTGTTTGTAATTACTGTTTTCAATCTATCCACCCCCTTCTGTAGCAATCGTCGCATAATGCCATATACTTGCTGTCGTTGTCTTGTTTGCCCTCCATGATAATTACTCTGTCGCTGACCTTTGCGTTGTTGTAAGCTAGTTGTGACCCACAGTTTTCACATTGCTTTTCTATTTTAAACAGACTTGTTTTTTCGTTTGACATTAACTCAATAACGGATTTATATGTTTTACCTTGAAAATCCTTAAACAATCCGTAGAGCCTAATATCAATTAAAAACTCATCTGATAGTAGTATTAATTGCCTAGCTTGTGCATCTGTCAATAAATGTGCATCATCTATAAAAATCACATCAGCCTTAACGGAATCAAGAAAGAAATTAAACTTATCGTCGAAAACTCGGCACTGTTTACGCATCTTAGTTTTTGATGACGTAATAAAACCATAAGGTTCAGATAGTTCAGACTTATAAAAAACTGTGTTTTGAGAAATTAATGTATCCATGTACGAACTTAAAAGGGATAATGTTTTTCCAGAATTGACAGTACCGTAGATATATTTTATCATAACCATGCCTCCTTAGTTTTTTGGTTTACAGTTATAGCTTCGATGTCGTCAAAGGTGAGATTTTCCAGTCATGCAGGTTTTTCCATACGTTTAACTGTAAAATCATATTGTTCTTTGGTAAGGTCTTTGGTGCTGTCTAAATTGTATTTTTTCTTTATAAATTTATGCACGTCTTCATTTGATATTCCGTTACTTGATGCAATCGCGTAAAGCCGTTTGATTTGTGCATCCGATAGTTGTTGTTTTTTAGGTGTTGTCGTGTCTGTTGTTTCGTCTACTATGTCAGATTCTACTATTTCAAAAGCGTTCATGTATAAGTATCTCCTGATGTACGTCTGCACTGCTCCAAGATTCTGTACTTCGTGGCATCCTTTAAGTGCTGCCGTAGACATTGGCGATTCAAACGAAATGTGTTGCTCACTCTCACAATCGTAAATCGTTAAGGTTGCTTTTTCGCTGCCAAAACTAACTACTGACATAATTTTGTGTTTTTCTTGTAGATCTGTAATGTGAGGTAAAAAGTCGCCTAACTCGTAATATTTATATTTAGAAAACTTGTTTTCACCTGTTTTCTTAATGTTTAGATTTTTTAGTTCTTTTCTAGCTTGCTGAATTTTTAAAAATAAATTATTAGCCATAAATCTCCTCCCAGTCTCCAGTATGTGGATTAAGTGCGATTCCTAGTAGTTCGGGTTCAGAATTTTCAAGTAATTCGAAATATGTATCGGCGTTCAATGTGTAATAATCCATTTACTTAATCACGACCCTTCGCTTTTCTTAATTTTCTTCTTTTTGATGTTGTATTTCTATAAGAAAATCTGACAGCTATACTGTTGTTCGAAAATTTCAATAATCTATCTAACCAAAAATAATCAAAAATACCGTTAGACATTTACTCTTCCTCCTTCCATAAATCCAATAACCCAACGTTTAGTAATTTTAAAATAACAACTATCTCACCAATCGTAAATACTCTAGTACCTTCTACTTTCTTATAGCACCCTGCGTAGCTTAAGCCGAGCATATCTGCTAAATCCCTAATTTTAAGTTTTTTTTCTTTTAATAATCGTTTAAGTTTATTTTTATCAATCATTCGCTGCACCTCCTATAATATAATTATAGCACGTTTTAACCCTAGTTGTCAAGTATATAGTCTAACATTTTTTCGATTTTTCGCTCTTCGTAGTAGTTTTTTTTAGGAATATAGTTTTTTCTATATTCCTTGATTTTTTCCTTGTTTTTCTTGTTGCGTTCTTTTTGTTTTTCTATTAGTTTTTCTTTGTTCTCCTGGTAATAATTACTCATTTAGCACCTCCGATGTCGTCAAAAACAATAGGTATCAGTTGCTTAAATTCTGCTAGTAAAGGTACGGCTATTTCTCTCATTTGTGGGTGTGCGTGGTAGTCTGCTCGTAATTGGAAAAAGTTTCTCCAGGAACGTAGATTCATTGTAACAATAATTTCAGTTTTTAGTGAGTTCGGTAATACAGACCTTGCCTCCTGTGGTGTTGCTCCGTTCCTTAACATCTGTTGGTATGTTATTTCAGCAATCTGCATCACGTTGAGCCACGATGTATACTGTTTCACGTAGTTGTTTTTAAAGCAGCTGTCGAACGGTGAGATAAAAACTAAGTGGTCGTTATAGCTGCAATATCTTGTTGACTCCTGGGCAAAACTTGCAATCCTGTGTCTAACCAACTCATGCGAAATACCTCTATCTGTGACAAACTTAACCGTAACGGACTCATGCTCTATCATAGCATGATGTCCGTTTTTGACAAGAGATTTAACTAGTTTTTTGTGTGAGTCCTGATTAATTCTGTCATGTGATTTATAACACGTCCTGGAGATGTTTTCAATATTTCTTAATATTTTATCGCCGTCGATTTGTGTTAGTATTTGGTAACTTGCCTTTTCTACTTTCATATCTTACCACACTCCTTAACCCTATGAAAATCGTTTGCTAGTTCTTTCAGTTCCTCAGTTAACAATATTTTTTTGAGTCTGTCAGATGTATGCTTTGAAAATTTGACGTTTGACAATAAATGATATAGTCTTTGTATCAGCAACTTGTCGTCTAGGTGTTGTTGTAAATCATTACAAGACAGATTTACAACTGAATAATCTAAGTCTGCACCTAGTAAGTCTGCACCTCGTAATTTTGCACCTTGTAAGTCTGCACCTTGTAAGTCTGCATATTGTAAGCCTGCATATTGTAAGTTTGCATATTGTAAGTTTGCACGTCGCAAGTTTACACCTTGTAAGTTTGCACCTTGTAAGTCTGCACCTTGTAAGTTTGCACCTTGTAAGTTTGCACGTTCTCCACCTTCATCACTTAACCACTTTTTATGTTCCTCTAAAATTTTTGCAATATTCATTTTAAATTATCCCTCCATTGTTTAGTCTCGTATCCTGCCTTAACTCCCAAAGAATATATCCTGTCTAACAATACGCGAAAATCGAAATCATTTAGAGTTTTTCTCTCTGATGTTATTTTCTCATAAATTTTTTCTTTTTCCTTCACTATTTCTCTCATGGCCTATCTCCAATCTGATTAAATTACTAACACGAATTAAATCGTGTGCTAACTGCATAAATTCGCCTATTAACTCAGGTCTACAGTTTTCTTTCTTAAAGTATGTCAGCCCTCTCTCATAACGTGCCGATAATTCATCGTATTTCTTCAATAATTTTTCCAAGTAAATCCCCCATTTCTCCACTGCGTTTAATGTACCAACTGAATCGCCTGTGAGCGTATTCATAGTTAGTGTCGTTTGTTATGTCGATATTATACAGTTTCTTCATCATGTAGCAAGCCCCATCCTCTGCAAAAGCTTCAGATGCTTTGTTGTGCCAGTCACCATTTTCTGTAACGCTTTCGTGCCCATGCACAAAAGCTTTGTAGTGTGTTAAGTTAACATCGTACTCATTACAAAGTGTGTGAAAAAACTCGTGCCAAAATGTTTGTTCATTTAATTTAAAATCTTTACGAGGTAATTTAATAATATATTTATTTGGTAACGTGGAGTATCGGTAAGTGTAAGTCACACCTTCAGCTGTTGAGCGTTCCATTTTCCCATATTGGACTGACAATCTATCCGAGAACGATGTCATGTTAACAACTTTCTCAGGTGTGTATGCTCTTGATTCAATTGCTCCAAATATGATAATCCATGACAATGCGATTCCACTTAAAATTTTTCTTAACATATCTACCTCCATAATCTTATTCCCTATTTCATGGCTAATCGTCACTAAAGAAACGATCCAGCCTTTTATTAGCTAGTTGATACCGATTTTCTAACGGTATTACGTCAAAAATGTTTAAATTAATCATGTCTTCCATATCATCAGGAGATATGACATTGCGACCAAATTCAGATTCCAAATTTATTGTTTTATTGTTAAGCGTGTATGTTCTGTTTCCTTTGTGTGACTCTTCTACTAGTCCTTTTGGTAATGTAAATTCTTGCTTTACATACACCAACCCAAAACTGTCTGTTGAACACCCACACTCAAAATCATAACAGTCACAATAATTGCTAATTTGTACTACTTCGTAACCTTTTACTCTTTTCATTTTCATATTAATCCCTCCATATAGTTTGCCACGTTTTCTTTACCTTATATATATAAGTATACCACAAATTAACCCATGCTGTCAAGTTAATTCAGATGTTTTGTTTCTGCCCATTCGTCATATAGTCGCGTAAACTCTTCAATAACGCTATATGCTCCGATTTCCTCTAATTTATAAACAATATAAAACTTACCATAATGTTGACGCCCTGCTAGTATTTTTTGCAAGTAAAAGTCTAGTCTGAACGATGAATGCTTTTTAAGATATTCAATCAATGTCAAGCTCTGTCACCTCCATACAAATATCAAAGAAATCGCTTGCCGTTTTGGGTAATCTTTTTTTAATCAGCAAGTCTGCCATGTCATCAATATTAAAGTCACCTTTATTTTCTCTGAGTTCAAACGCTGAAATCCTTATTGCTACTCTTTCGTAAATATTAAATCTTTTACCTGCATACCTAATAATTTTATTAATATCCATGTTAACCTCCTACAAGTTCAACGGCTTCTTCCACACTCCATACTGCACCTGCGACGCAGCCTTTCTTCTGCATTTGTTCGATAAAGTTTTTTTGGTCTGGTCTTAATTTACCTTTGCCAAACTTAACCTCAACGAAATACACCTTACCTTCCTTTATTGCGATTAAGTCGGAAAACCCTTTCGGCAACCCTGTGTCAAAAAACCTTCCGTCAGCTAATCTGACTTTGCCAACATTAGTCCTAAAAACTGTAAATCCTAGTTTACTAAGTTCTAGCCTAATTTCATTCTGTAACTCGTGTTCGTTTTTCGCCATAATTATACCTCCTGTCGTAATATAAGTCTTCGTAATAGTAGCTGTGTCCTTGCGTGTCTGTCATTTTTCCGTCTGACTTTAATAATTCAATCATTCTGCTTCTGTGTATTTTATTTTCTGTCAGCGTTTCAAGCACACTTTTATACAGCTTAACAACTTCACCGTTTTTAACTTTTATAACAGATTTTTTATTTGAGTTTCTCTTTTTTATGTTTGCCCTTGTGTCAAATATTATGTTTTCCACTCTCGTGTCTGTGTTCATTCCGTTTTTAAATGTTAAATATTTACTTTTACCTTTAGGTTCTCCAATTATTTCAGGGTAAGCTAAATACATGATTTTTTGGATTAAGAAAAATGTACGTACTGTGTTTTTGCTTAATATAACGCAAACTTCTCCGTTTTTCTTTTTCTTTTTTTTAATAAAAACTTTTTTCGTCTTACAGTGTCTTCTAATGTCACCTTCTTTGTTTACGTCATAAATACCCTCATAGCCTGGAATCCACCTATATTCCATTTTTCAGCTCCTCCAATTCTTTTTTATATTTATTATCAAAGTGTTGCATCTGATACCATACCCAGCCTTTTTTATAGTTTCTTTTCTCTTGTCTTTTTTTTAGTTCTTCACGTTTTTCTTTTCTAGCTTTCTTAAACATACTTTCTTTAATTTCAATCAACTCTGTAGCTTCCTGGATTTCAAGTTCGCGTTCTGTAATTTTTTCTTCTCCGCACATTGTGCAATATCTACCTTCTGTTTTCTCCCATGTGTTAAAACATATGTCACACGTCCACGTATTGTTTGTAGCTTGCTTTTCAGTGTCTTTTTTCTTGTTAGTTTTCTCTTTAGCTTTTAGTGACCATTCCCTGTCCATCCAAGGCAACCCATGAAAATATGTGTTTGCTACGTGGTCTAGTATTATTGCCTCTTTGCCTTCTTTGTATCTCATACACCTCATTGACTGTTGTATGTATAGCGTTAATGACTTAGTAGGTCTTAGCAGTATAACACATTCGCAATCTGGGACATCGAAACCTTCGGAGATTATATCACAATTGCATAACACTTGTATCTCACCATTTCTGAATTTCTCAATTATTGATGCTCTTTCATTTTTGTTGGTTTTTCCGTCGATATGTGCAGCCGTTATTCCGTTTTCGTTGAACATTGCAGCCGTATTAAGTGAGTGATTAACCGTCGTACAATATGCAATTGTTTTTTTATTAAGTGCTTTATCTTGCCAGGTTTTTAATATGTTTCCATATATAACCGACGTATCCATTAATTCCTCTACCTGCTTCGCGTCATAATCGCCTTTTTTAATGTTTAACCCCTTAATTTCTATCGCAGGAGCCGAAAAAACTCTAGCAGGTGACAGAAATTTATTTTCGATTAACCATTTAGCCGTAACGGATTGAATTAACGTGTCGTTTATATCCTCGAACCCTGACCCGTCCAGACGAACAGGAGTAGCCGTTACTCCGACTTTATGACATTTAGTGTAGTCAAATACCTTTTTATAAGATGACGCCTTAGAATGGTGATTCTCATCCACCAAAATTAACTTTGGTGGTGCGAGTGTATC